AGCATTAACCTCTTTGAAACCAAATGGTAAAATGGCCTCTTTAAGTATCTTATCTTTACCACTACCTGGTGTACCGGCAAGAATGATAGCCTTTTCTTCATTTATTTTAGATACATATTTTCCATGACCACTAATATGTGTATTTCTTCTTTCAACAGGATCTTTGATTTTTCTTTTTTCTGCCCATATTGCCGATCTTTTTTGGCCTGGTGTAAGTGGTGCAGGTTTTTGTGCCTCTTTCCATTTCTCTATACGATCATCTGCTCTATCTAAACCTATACCACGATTTTTAAACTTTCTATCATCTTGTTTTTTTTCTTTATCAGTATCATAAAAACGATACTTATTCAATTCTCCGCGTTGATATTTTGCCGCTCTTTTATAACTTGTGAGAGTTTTAATATCAAGTTCACTCAATTCTTGTTCTGTTACATATTCCATATCAAAGTAGAATGGATTTTCTTTACCAAAGTAACGCATAACTTTGCCGGCCTCTGAATTAGCCTCGTTCTCAATCTTAGAACCAGTCGCACCTTCTTTGGCAATGTTCTTACCAAGACGACCATCAAGGTTCTGTTTATGATGTACCAATTCATGTGCTACTGATCTAAACACATCCATTGGATGACGGTTCTTTGTTAGAATAGAAACAACTTTATCACCTGGTGAATATGAAGCAAATGATGGTTGATGACCTTCTTTACCATCTTCTTTATATTGAATGGTTGGTTTCTCATCAATGCCGAGGTGATTACAAGTAAAGTCAATAAACGACATTAGTTTATCATGAAAGTCTTTACGAGAGATACCTTTTTCTTCTAATAAACTTTCGGCCAAGTTCTTTTTGGTAGCAGTAAATATCTTTCTTGCCAATGTTCTATCTTTAGCGGCAGAGGCGTTAGCAAATGTAGCAAAGTCTCCCTTGCGAACCGCAGCACGAAGGTCTGTACCAGAAATACCTTGTTTGCGAGTACCAGATGATACAACCTGAAACTTTTTAAATGGATAATGTCTCTTAGGATCAAAACCTTTGGCAGTCTTAGGCATAACATACTTGCCAAGTTGTGTTCTAAACTCTGCTACACGATCATCACCAACCACAAATGTAACATCTTCATAACCATCATCCGCTAGTTTTCTACATATAGCAAATGCGGTTTTCATAGATGGATCATCCACAAAGTTTACACCAGGGAAAATCTGACGAAGAAATACCATCTTTTGTTTTGGTGATAGTGGATTTTTAGATGAGTCGTGTGATTGTGAAGTATAGATACGGTGTTCGGCACCGGTTTTGTGTGCTAGTTTTACTGCGTATGTGATTAGTTCTGCGTGGCCTGTTGTTGGTGGATTATACCTGCCAAATGTAAAAACTAACTTTTTCATATATCTCCCTCTGCGGGTTTATGGTTTATTTATATATCTTATTTTTTCTTGCTTTACGCACTATTTTCTTAATCGTTGCCAAGACAGGCACCGGTTTAGTCTCTGGGTGGCCTTTATCATAGCCACAATGTTGTTTTATTTTATTTGTCATCTTCTATTTATTAAACTTTGTAGGTACACCAGTTTTTGGATTTACCAGATAAGCCTCAAACTCTATTTCTGGATGTAATTTAGCCAATTGTAACAGCATGGACAAGTTACCTTCATGGTCATCCCACATTCGGATCTTATTGAACTTACCACTATCAATATACTTACGAATAACTACTGCCTTTGATAATGGAGCAGCATTACCACCACCAAAGATATTACCAGACCTTTCTACATGAACCTGATCAATAGGGAATCCGTGATCACGAAACTTTTTTAAGAATAGGTCTTTGTCGGAGAGGTCCGCTCTTGCGGTTACAATGATGGTTCTTGAGTGTGGACCTTGATGACCGACCACCAACTTTGCCCGTCTAATCATCTTCTCAATAGGTTCAGCGGCATCATGGAAATGCTTACCTGACCTGAAATCACCAAAGTCTAATCTCTCACCAGGTTTTGATCTATAATGTTTTAGTTCTTCCGAGGAAAGACGGCCTATAATCTTACCGTCTTTTACAACTTTCGTTTTAGCATTTGGCATGAACAAGGTATCATCTATATCAAAGATATTTAATGTACCTTGACCTACTTTAATCTTCTTTGCTTCTATTAAATATTCAGTAAACTTTTTCATTTCGTCCAGTTCTTTGTTGCTAGAAAGTTAGAGCGAGAAAATTCCATACGGTCGATAAGTTTTACAGCATCACCACCTGTGGACCATGCTGCGACATATCCTTCTGGTGATGTTACTTTATATCCACCGTCTGGTGTATGTAAGAATGTACCAATATCATTTACTTGGTTAAACTTACGAATGAGCATTGTCTTAGCATCAATAAAGAGGTTTTGTAGTTGAAATATGGTTTTAAGGCTGCCGGCATTTCTACGATACCAACCAACAACCTTATTCTTTTCCATAGTTCTCTTTTGTTTTGTAGCAGGCATCTTGGCGTCGGCAATCAATTTATCATACTTGTCTGAAACAAACTTGATCACCTCATTAACATGGCCTGCGCCCATGTGTTCGCCTGCGCGGACCTTCTGGTTGTAATATGTCATAATTGGAATACGGTATGTGTCGTTAGAGGCAATCTCGTTTAGTAGTGCCGCAGGTATTTGTCTGAATAGATTGCCTGCCTGTGAAAGAATACCAGACAATCTTTCATTCTCTGCTTTGGTTAGTGTGGCCTTACCTGTGACATCCATGAAACGATTTGTCCTATACCAGACATTGCGTGATGAATGTAACCGCCCAATATCAACATCGAAGTGAGTTTGAAGATTGGCCATACTATTACCGACGTAAGAAGTATGGAAAACAATTCCCATCTTAGCTGCCATAACTTGTCTGGCAAGTGTAGTACCTTCTGGTACAGCATATGTAATCGTATTAGGCCTAAACGTAATATACTTTTTACCATCAATGGTCTCCGATTTCAGTTCATTATGCGAAAACATAAAATCACCGTGGATGATACCTGTAATGCCGAGTTCTGGTAGATACTTTAATGCCAAAGATAGTTTATCAGCCAAACCACCCGAGTGATTACTCCGAATATCCGCTTGAGTGTAGTTGAGTTTGGCACCTTTGTTAAAGATACTTTTAGAACCGACAAAGAACTTACCGTTATCTGGGTTGATACCGGCATAGAGTGCGGGCGCGCCATCGAACTTAGTCCGAAGAATGAGACCACCACGGGACTCACTCAGAGTTTTGCCATCATCGGCAAACATATCTCTTAACGAGATTAAAAACTGTATAGCATTTCTTGTACCAGTAACACCACCTTCAAGCACGGCATCCTCAATATGTGTGAGGTGACGGTCTTTCTCGGCAGCGGATTCGGTAATGAACTGTGATAGTTTTAACATTAGTAAATCTTTCCAAACGGACCAAACTGGGATCCTTTCTTTTGTGCCAGGAAGATCATGTCTGTCATAATATCGTCTCTCTCTTCATCTTTAAGACAACATATTTCATATAGAAAGGTCATTTGCATCAATTTGGAATTGGCCGTAAAAGGTTCTGCTTCAAAAACTTTTGCAAAATTTTCTGCCGCTTGTTTAACAGTAGTAACACCTATTTCAACATTTTTTCCACGCAATGTATTAAACATCTCTTTGAATTTCTTTTGATATTCTTTGTTATTGAAACTTGTTACATCGGTAGGATAAGTAGAACTACTATTACTGAATTTGATACCATAATCGTTTAGTAATGTTAGAACCATAGCAATAGGTGCTTTACCAATTCTCGCCTTTGATGCACCAGTCATTGATGGTTCCCATTTTAGATTGCTGAATCCTGAAGGAGTGTTTGCTTTGATTTGAAACTTATATTTGGTATTACCTTTTTCTTCCTGTGCATCAACTACAACCTTAGAATCTTGTGTTGAAAATGTTTGAGGAGTTTCTTTCTGTCCTCTTTTTTTAGCCACTTTCACAGAAGGTTTAATGCCGAGCAAACAAGTCATTGATGAAACAGAAAAATTATCATTCACAGTGTCAGTAAATGATAGTTCATCAACATTCACCTCTTCAAATTTTGCTTCTGTTCCTGAAACAAGTTTTAGAGAAATGCCGACAACCTGTCGTTTCTTATACATAGTTCTTAGCACGGCATTTAATTCACCCAAACTAGTTGCTTTTGAGTTTTCTACTTTTTTCTTTATAGTGTTGATAACGGAAGTTTCATTTTGAACACACCATATATCAGCAGGATCCCATGTATCTTTTTTAGCAATACCAAACTTTGTTCTAACTAAATCTGTAACATAATCCATAAATCCACCGGATCTAGTAAATTCTGTAAAGTTAGCTCCGGAAAATTGTTCTAACATAACTTTATTTTGGGCATAGTAGTTTTTCAGCCATGTGGTACCAACAGGATCTTTTTTAGATGGATCAACGGCAGGATATATTGCAACAAGTTCTTTGAATTTAGGATCTTTTATGATATCATTAACAGAAGAATATCTTTTATTATCTTTAAGAGCCCTACGAAATATCCAGGCTGAACCTTCTTCTTGCATACGAGTGGATTCACCAGATGGAAGATTAGTTGTTTTAGGTTTTGCTTTTATTGCCATTAATAACTCCTAAAATTCTCCTTTATTTAGTTATAGTTGGTCAGCAACAACTCATTCCTCTTTGGTTGGTTTTTACGGTAATTGGCAGAGTTAGACCGCATTGTATATGTTAGTGGAAACTCATGCTGCTCCCAATCTGGAAACCTATCTTTCACTGACTGGTCGGCATTGTAAGATATGGCCATATTGACCATAACAGAAGCATCCCGGCAATGT